GGTAGTGGAACTGTTTCTTTCCGTGTTTATTCAAACGGCAACGTCGAAAACACCAACAACTCCTACGGGGCAATTTCTGACGCCAAGCTGAAAGAAAACATCGTTGATGCTTCTTCTCAGTGGGAAGACATCAAAGATCTTCGCGTTCGTAACTACAACCTTATTGAAGGGCAGACACACACTCAAATCGGTGTTGTCGCTCAAGAAGTTGAAACTGTATCGCCTGGTCTTGTCACTGAATCGCCTGATCTTGACGCTGAAGGTAACGACCTCGGCACTACAACCAAGAGCGTTAACTACTCCGTGCTTTACATAAAGGCTGTCAAAGCACTTCAAGAGGCGATGGATCGTATCGAAACTCTCGAAAACAAAGTTGCAGCTCTCGAAGCTGGTTGATTATCTGCCCCGCTAGTCGGGGCTTCTTTTTATATAACACTCTTTTATTTAACAAAATGTCTACTACTTTCACTTGGTCCGTTGCTACCCTCGATCGCACCGTCGCAGACGGAATTGTGGGTATTGTTCATTACACCGTGTCTGCTGCTGATGACACCTATTCCAGCGGTGCATACGGTTCTGTTGGTCTTGAAGCTCCTGCTGAAGGTGACACCGTTATCCCTTATGCCGACCTCACTGAGGCTGGTGTAATTGAGTGGGTCAAGACCGCTCTTGGTGGTGAAGAAAAAGTCACCGAAATCGAAGCTGCACTGCAAGCACAACTTGACGAGCAACGCACTCCTACTAAAGCCTCTGGCAAACCCTGGTCCTGATTATGATCGCCCTTATCCGTCCAATCCTTTTTTCATTTCTCAACTCTGAAAAGGTTAAGCGTCTTGTTGTTGACCTTTTGAAGAAACTGGCAGAACAGTCTGACAACACTGTGGATGACGAAGCAGTGAAATTCATCGAACGCGGTTTGTTCGGTGGACCCCTGGACTGATCCTCCTGTATTACCTTCTCTAACCCTTCCAGCAGCCCCTGAGCTGCCCCAAACGGTGCTGGAGGTACCAAGGGCTCAGCTACCTAGCTACAAGCCCCTTGTAGTGCCTCCTAACACTCTTAAACCTCCACCGGGTATTGAAGGTATTAAATCAGAAGATGAGTCTCCTACAGAAGAGACAAAGCCCACAAATAAATCTGCCTTACCTAAAGAAGCGCAGTTAGTAGAGATTCCGTTTACGGATATCGAGGTTCCCATGCCTACAACTACTATCATGACAACCGCAGCTACAACAGCATTTATTAGTGTTGCTGCCACCCTTACTGCTACGTCTTTGTTCAAATACATCGTGATGATACTTAAACCAGTATTCAAACAAGCATGGAGCAAGATAACAAAAAAGAAGGAACCAAAAGTTTCTTAGACAAAGTAAAGGAAAACACTGAGGATGAATTGCAAATCCTCGGTACCTTTGTCCGCTTAGGTGTCGTCGTATGGAGTGGTTTTATCATTACTCTTAACTACGTAGATCTCCCTATGATTAAAAAAGGACAAAGTGGTGGCGACATAACATTCGTAGCCAGTGTCTTCACAGGGGCGCTCGCTACCTTCGGACTGACCACATCAAACACTAAAACGAATCCCAAACCTCCTGATCCTAAAAAGAAAGAAGAATGAAACGTCTTATTTTGTTGTTGATGTTGGCTAGCCCTGCAGCTGCACAACAAATTACACCTAATTTTACTCAGGGTAGTATGCAATCCACCACGACTACCACTGTTGATATTGACCGCACCATTGCCACCAACGTTTACGGTGGTGCTTATTCATCATGGTCTGGAACAAACGTAGTCCCGAGCGGGGACATCGCAAACACCAATACAACCTATTCAATCCACACAGCTGGAGATCAGTTCCAGCTAGAAGTGGTGACAAGAGCAGCAGGCAAGATCGAAGACAGTCTGGTAACAGAAACTATCGAACAAGTCTCTACCACTACCTCGCTGTCGGTCTTCTCTCAGTAAGCCCTGCGTTTGCTAACGAAGATCCTAAGGTTCAAAACACATCGAACCCGGTAGCAGCAGCTACGGGCAACGTTACTAATCAGGCGGTGCAATTCCAAAACAATGGCGCACCGTCTCGTCAGTACTTTGCAGCTTCTAATAGCTGTAACGGCAGTACTATGCAGTTCAGCCCTTTTTACATGGGCAACGATACTATTCCCTTTGAGCATACAGGTTATGTTCGCAGTAATAACTTCGGTGTCCAGCTTAATTTCTCAGTCCCACTTGACGGTGGGATGATTGAAACCTGCAAAGCTATTGCTCGAAAACACGAACAAAAAATGCGTCTTGATTATGAACTTGTTCGTGCACTCAAATGTACGGAGATCATGAGAAAAGGTTTTACTTTTAGACCTGGTTCTCGTGTCGAAGTTCTATGTCATGACATTGTACCTATTGTCTCTTTAACTAATGACTGAAGCTTTGGTGACTTCTGTTGTGGCAGTTGTCACAGCCGGAGCTGCTCTTAATAACCGCCTACACAACCGAATAAACAGTGTGCATGAACGTATCAGTGCATTGGATAGACGACTCGATGGCATAGAGCTGACTGTGGCTTCTGACTATGTCAAGAAAACAGAATTAGCTGAGCTTCTTAGTCGTATGGAAGATCACATGGTACGTATCGAAAACAAATTAGACCAAATCGTTCTTAGGAATACATAAACATGTCCTTTCAAATTATTGATAACACCCGAGGAGTTGTTCTTCAGGAGTTCCCCTCTAAAGACCTTGCAGTAAAAGCTCTGGAGCGTTTTTCTTCTGAAGCTGACGTAACCCTTCAAGAACCTGTCAAAAAGGTAACTCGGAAACGGAAAACAGCTGATGTCCAAGAAGAAGGCAACTGAAGATCAATTTAACGAGCTACACAACCTTGTCACTCAAGAATTCCTCACTAGGGTCAAATCTGGTGAGGCATCTACTGCTGATCTAAAAGCAGCGTGTGATTGGCTTAAAACAAACGACATTAGTGGTATCGCCGTAGAGGGTAATCCGTTGGCACAGCTTGCCAACATCATGCCCCAGGTCGATCCAGAACTTGTACAAACTCGTCTGTATGGAAAAAGGTAAAACAGCTCAGTACTACGCCAAAAACGAACAGGCAAGGCGTAAACGAATCAAGCAACAAAAGCGCTACAACAAAACAGCAGAAGGACTCAAGATCAGATCCCGAGCCAACAAACTAAATCGACAGTTGCGTACTTACGGCAACCGTGATGGCAAAGATGCCTCACATACAGGTCCTAATACCGGAAAGCTAGAGAAACCCTCTACTAACCGACGACGACCTCGCCTGAAAATTAAGTACGCATGACGCCTTTACTTCCTACACCTGATCATTACTTATACAACCTAATAACCATGACATCCTCTGAAGCAAAGCGCCTTTGGAGGCGCAGCATTAAAGAGCACTTTGGCTGCACATGTGTTTATTGCGGTTCTACTTACGAATTACATGAACTTACTCTTGATCACGTTCATCCTCGCGTATTTGGCGGGGAAGACATTACCTCAAACATCGTTCCAGCTTGTTCCCGTTGTAATCAGGAAAAAGGAAGTACACACTGGCTCAACTTTATAAGAGCCACACACGGTGAAAACCGACTTAGAGAACATGTGATCCAGTCACATATCTCGTAACTAACAACCAATAATTATCGCGCTCCGAAAGGGGCGCTTTTTTTATGACGCCATCAGAATGGGCGTCTGCTGCTTCTAAACTATCTCGTGCTAATCCGAAATTAAGTAGACCTCAGATTATCGATCTCATGAAAGAGAACGGTATGCCGCGCCCACCTGGTGTTGAAAATAAAGGCACTGACGCCAAAGGTAACCTTAGGTTTGGTCTAAAAACACGTAGTAAAGGACAGACTGCCAGACGCAAACAGCATGAACAACCATCTACTGAAGTTTCCGCGGAAAATTTACAAAGGCTCCGTCAGCAACAACTTATGATTAACAACATGGCGGCTCATGCCGGCATGGATGGTGCTCATTTTGAGCATTATGCACCCTCTGACATGACTGACATGTTGAGCGGTGAAGGTGCTCCAGGTGATTACGCTGCCAATAGACCTCTCAAATACTCTAAATGGAAAACTGCATTTGAACAATATAACCGTACAAAAGCAGATAATAGGTATCGACTTCTTGAAACACCAGAAGGTGCACGTGTCGTTGATCGTCGGTTTGCAGATGCTCGTGTAGATCCTTACGATCTTCCTGGTATGGATGTTGACGAGTCAATGGACATTGAACAAATTTTTAGAACACTGCCTTTTATGGTTTCTAATGATTTGTCTATGCGTCAAACACAATTTCCTGGTCAATCTAGCCCACGCTTAACTACATCGGCACCGTCTAGTTCTTACACACCAGTTCCTCTTGGTGGCATCGACTTTTCTCGTATCCCACAACAAACCAAGACCCCACCTATGACCAAGATTCCTCCTGTCACTGTGATGGAATCTAATGGTGAAGAGAACGGTAATGGGAACGGTAATGGCAATGGTTACCCAGGATCAAATGGCAATGGCAACGGACATGATCACGTTGACGTTCCACGTATGGAAGAACTTCTTGCCAAAGCTAAACCATACCTGAAATCAGCTGTTGATATGGGTGCTGCAGTTATTAATGAAGACACAGCAAAGCATGTATTGCAAGTTGGTGCAGGTATTGGTGCAGGTCTAATCAAAGCTGCTACCGGTTCTTTAATACCTAACTATTAAACCCTTATGAACAACGTCCTAGAGGCGTTACAGAGCGACTTCAAGCTGTTTCTACAAGCACTGTGGCAGCAGCTTGATTTGCCGCCCCCTACACGCGCTCAGTACTCAATCGCAGACTACATTCAACACGGTCCTAAGCGTTTACAGATACAAGCATTCCGAGGTGTTGGTAAATCTTGGATTACCGGTGCTTTCGTTCTGTGGACACTATTCAATAACCCAGAAAAGAAAATCATGATTATCTCTGCGTCTAAAGAACGTGCAGATAACATGTCGATCTTTCTACAAAAACTAATCATTGAAACGCCATGGCTTTCTCATTTACGCCCGAAATCAGACGATGCAAGGTGGTCCAGAATAAGCTTCGATGTGAATTGCTCTCCCCACCAAGCCCCCAGCGTAAAAAGCGTGGGCATCACTGGACAGCTAACCGGAAGCCGCGCCGATTTAATGATTCTCGACGACATTGAAGTTCCTGGTAACTCAATGACAGAAATGATGAGGGAGAAGCTCCTTCAACTGTGTACAGAAGCCGAATCTATCCTTACTCCTAAAGATGATAGCCGCATTATGTACCTTGGTACTCCTCAAACAACTTTCACTATCTATCGTA